CAAAGGTACCGTGGACGATAAAGTCCGGGATTTCCGAGAGTTCGTGGGTACTGATGATACTGACGTTCTTCACGATCGTCATAACATCGAACAGGCCATTCTGGCCAGTATCCGTGAACTTCCTCGATTCCACGCTGACTACAGTCGCCCCTTCGTCCCTTCGACGGCCTCTTGCATCGAAAGACGCAAGGCCGATGGAGGTCTCGCCTCGCTCCTGATTGACCTCCTTGGTCCTTTAACCTCAACCTATCCCTGGTTGCGGCATATTGACCTTCTGGAGAATCTTGGAGAAGACTTGCTCTTCGCTAATTATCTTCCCATCTGGAATGAACTTATTCTAGGTCTTTTTGAGCTAGCCATTGAGTCTTTCCCGATCCAAGGTCCCTGGTTGCCTTCTATTGTTGAACCTAAAGGACTTGGTGAGCCTCTTAAAGTAAGAGTTATTACCAAGTCCCAGTGGGTTAATCAACTTCTGAAGCCTATCCAAGAGGCCTGGCATGGGACAATGCGACGAGAGCCAGTATACGAGTTGATTGGGGGTACGAAGGTGACTGACGCTATAGCCAACCTCAGACTATCCAAGGGACAATCTTTTGTCTCTGGGGACTATGAAGCGGCTACGGATCGTATTCACCTTCACTACACCCTTTTCACTTGTAACTCCATGCTTGACCGCACCACTTTCACCTTTCCTCAGATTCTTGTTGACCAGTATGGGCAACAGTGTCTGGAGGACTGGTTTCGGCGTTACAGTCTACACTCATTTGGTAGCATTTTTGTTGCCAATTCTCCCCTGGATACTGAAGCGGGTAGTGAGTTCCTGAGTTGGAACACACGGCTCCACTCCCAGTCCGGGGATAATGACACTAAGACTGTAAAAGAAGAAAATAAGTGTGTGCAGTTTACACAGGTAAAGCGGGGTCAGATGATGGGGCATATCCTATCATTCCCTCTCCTCTGCATCATTAATAAGTCTGCATCCTCAATGTGCCTTCCCAAGGATCGTTTTATCCGTATTAACGGTGACGATGTCCTTTTCCCGGCCTCCAAACAGGAGTACCGGTTATGGGAGAGAAATACGAGGCATGTTGGACTTAAAAAGTCTGTTGGTAAGAACTACTATTCCCGGAACATGGCAATGATTAATTCAGAAGTCTACACTTGGTCAAAACAGTCGAACCGTCTGGTTCGTCTGGTATTCCCTAATGTGGGCTTACTGGGTTATATTGCCGATTTCGTTGACGCAAAAGGTAGACAGGTCACCCCCTGGGAACAGCTTTCAGGAATCCTTAAAGATTTCTGGGCCGGTGTACCAGGGGCTCACCATCACCATGCGAAACGACTAATCCGAGAACGGTATCCAATAATTGGGGGTTTCCCTGGATCCTGGTTTGGGCCTACGGCCCTCGGGAACCTGGGGTTACCCGTTCCTTCGGGTCATCAATATACCCGTTACCAACGACTTTGGATGGAGGCTCATCGAACAGGGTTATACTCCTACCGGGAGGGTCTCTTAACCGACTTCAGTCGGATCGAGACTCTATACCAGAAGGAGATTCCTCTACAAGATGAGTTTCTGGAATGGGGAGTGCCAGATGGCCAGATGCCACCTGAGGATATTCTACCTGACCCATACTCTCGATCTGGAGGACTGGCAAGGGAACTGATGCAGATCAAACGGTGGGTGACGAAAATTCCGACTCAGAAGAAATTCCGAGTATTCGGGCGTCGTCGTTTCAACCGTTTCCTCATGAAGAGGAATACCGAGGGGAGACCTTTGGCCCCGCTATCCGGTTCTGCACTGCAATCAGTTCTCCAGAATTGTTGGTCTGATGATCGTCCACGTTGGTTTCACTCTCGGAGAGGTTACCAACCCGACCTAGCTCAGCCATTTACTCTGCCATTTTGATTACGTGGGGTCTAGCCTGTAGGCTAATCGAGAGACCATGGGGCCCCTCTCCGAACGTAATGGTCCGGACTCCGAGTCT